TTATTAGAAAGTTCCACCATTAATAATTAAATTATCAATATAATCTTTTGTCGAAATGTCTTGTTGCTCCACTGGAACATAGCCTGCGTCCATTTGGACTGAACCATCCGATTTTAAATTGCCTGAACCACCAGCAACACTATCAACGTATTCTTTAGTTACCAGCGATTGTTCACTTAAAATCAGAGAGACATCTAATTCAGGAGCAATTAATCGGCCATCATTATATATTTCTAACGCATTTTTCCGAAAAATATTTATTCCATCATATATCCCAATTCCCACTTCTAATATAGTATCTGAAGATGTTCCTATATTATAAGTACCAACTGAAAATGAACCTCTATTTTGAGCAATAGTATAAACACCAGCAGTAAAAGAAACTTCTCCTGAAGATATAGATTTCTCACCAAAGGCAGCAGAACGATAACCACTAGCTACTGTACTATTACCTGTAGCTAAGGATTCTGCTCCACTAGCTAACGTTCCTTCACCTAAAGCAGTTGAGCCATATCCACTTGCCACCGTTACACTACCCGTAGCAAACGATTTATCTCCGGTTGCACCATTAATTCCATTACCAGCACTTATTGTACTTAGACTTAAATCAACGGCATCCTGTCCTATATTTCCATAATTATTTGGATCCCTTCCAAGTAGTCTCCAACCAGTTTGATTAGCTTCTTGAACTTTATGAAGTTCAGACATTTCTCCCTGAGCCTCACCTATCTCTGTAATCCCAAATACTCCTGAACGGCTTGTTTTTGTATACAATTTTCCGTCATAAGTATTAATAGCTAATTCTCCAAGCTCTAATTCCTCTAGAGTAGGAATTGACCCAGTGGAACTATTTCGTTTATGTAAAATTTTTGTAGCCATATTGTCTCCTTATTTATTATTTCTTTGTTGATTATGGTTAAGGGTTAGGTACTTTAGCATAATGATACCAATTTCCCCTCCATGAACCCAAATCAAGTAAATCACCCCCCCCCCATGTATTCCTTCACCTAAGTTCGTCCCCGTTATAAAGTATACGAACTTCATCGGGAGTTAATTCCCTATTAAATATTCGAAAATCATCCATTAATCCAAAAAATGGAAGTAGGGCAGACGGATTACTCGCGTTAGCATCAACATGCCGATAAGCACCTAACGAACCATTACAATTATCATCCCAGCCATTTATTCCAGTATATACTATATTACTAAAATATTCTCCATTAACATATATCTTATACTCTTTGTCATCTTTATTTTCTGTAACTAAAATATGGTTCCAACAATTAGCATTTATATCTATTTTTTTGTACCATACTTGAGGAGAAGAATTTTTATCAGTTCTAAAATGTAATCCCTGGTCTGTTGTCCACGAACCATTATACCATATAATGGCACTTCCAGTGGATTCGTTCATATAAAAATTATCTGTAGGGTCATCTGTTCCTAAAGCCATATTAAAAATATATTGATTAGTATCAAAAGTAGTCCCATCCATTTTAATCCATCCACCATATGAATTATTTTGATCAACTATGGCTTTCATTTCATTCTCATTAGCAAACCATAGATCACCAGAACCATTAAAATGAACTACTCTATCTACAGGGCCATTTTCGAATGTTGCATTATTTGAACCAAGTTGTTGATAGTTATTATGTTCGTCTATCATATCATCTTCAAATCGAAAATGAGCTATCTCACTTCCGTCATGAAATGGATTGGACGGGCTGTGAACTATTCTATCTTGAGGACAATTGGGAGTAATATTTAAAGGCCATACTACTTCTGAGCCTTTATACATTTTTAGCATTTTCTGACCTCTAAATTCACCTTTTATTATATCTTTAGTCGTCATTCCATTCCTCCACTAGAACTATCAATAATTATATATAATGTATCATCATCGGGGGTAATTAAATCAAAATCATTTTGTGTCATAGCAACCATATCTGGTATTCTAATTGCACCTAAATTAACATCCTCTCTAGAAGTAACAGCGTGGTCTCGAGTAACTAATGATTTAGGTTCTTGATGTTGTTGGTAAGGTGTGCTTTCCGGGGCAAGAACTCTACCATCTGTATATACTTCAAAGCCATTTCTTCTAGTTATATTTCCAGAAGATAAATAACCTATTCCAGTTTCATGAATAGTATTCGGTGATGTCCCAATATTATATCTTCCTTGAGTATGCATATCATCATTTTGAGCTACTGTTCCCCGACCTTCAGCGTGAGAATATTCTCCTCGAGCTTCTGTATATCCAAAAGCAAAACTAGATCTACCGTAGGCCCTAGAATCATACCCTCCAGCAAAGGAACCCTCTCCAGGAGCAAGAGTATATTGACCTATAGTCATACTATATTTACCTTGGGCTCCTTTCTCAGGGTTAGCTACAGCATCACTTAAACTAAATGTTATTGCCCCTTCACTCGTATCTCCGAAAAAAGTGTTGTCTACACCGATAAGACGATATCCGATTCCATTTCCATCGTCAACTGCTTCGAGTCCGGATGGTGCAACACCAACCTTACCGACTTCGATTATTGTCTGTACTCCTGCCTGCTCCGTCTTAGTAAAAACTTTTCCATTATATGTATTAACCGCTAATTCCCCTAACATCAATTCTGATATACTTGGAACTATTTGAGGCAATCCGCTTCTTTTATGTAATATACTTGTAGGCATCTTAATCCTTTTTTTCTTTCTAATATTTGGTATTTAGTAAGCATTTGTTGAAGGATTTAAAGCACAGGAAAACGTAGGCCCTTAGGGCCTACGTTAATTGTTATTATCCACCGAAAAACCAGTAGGCATCATCTGCCGAAATACCTGTATTGGATGGTACGACCATATAGTCGATACTATAAGTACTGGTATCCCCGGAGTCTGCCGGGGCTTTACCTCTAATATATAATTGTATTTCTGTTATTGGATCATTATTACCATATAATTTTATTCGCATTTCATCAACAGCCGCTCCAAACGGACCCATTGTTTTCGACGAGAAGGTATATGTTGGTGTATCATCTTGTGAAGTTAAACCAGCTGGAATAATAAAAGAACCCTCGCACGATACTATAGATGAGTCTAAACCTTCTGGTTTTTGAATATCTACTAATTTAAAATGAATTGTTTTTTCAGTTTTATCGTAAGGTATTATAATTAAATCACCTGTCCCATTATCGAGAGAACTACCTTCGGCGTGAATCCATTGTGAGCCACCACCACCAGATTGAGCATCAACATATTCTTTAGTAGCTAATGATCTTGGGGAATCATGCAAAGCAATTGTCTGCTCAGGAGCATGAACTCTACCGTCTGTATATACTTCAAAGCCATATATACTTCAAAGCCATTTTTTCTGGTTATATTTCCAGAAGATAAATAACCTATTCCGATTTCATGAACAGTATCTGACGATGTTCCAATATTATATCTTCCTTGAGCATGCATATCATCATTTTGAGCTACTGTTCCCCGACCTTCAGCGTGTGAATTATCTCCATTCGCCTGGGTTTCTGTTCCGATGGTATGAGCGGATATGCCCTTAGCTACTGTAGATTGACCAAATGCTTGGCTATTCGCACCAGACGATGTTGTATTTAAACCAATAGCAAAAGAATGTTCACCCCTCGCACCAAAATTTCCGGCTTCCCTTGAAGCACTGAAATCCAATGCTCCTTTTCCTATATCACCATAATTACCATTATTATCAATACGACATTGTATAGTCCACCCTAAACCATTACCCTCATTTAATTCTTTTAGCGCGCCACCGCCACCAGATTGAGCATCAACATATTCTTTAGTAGCTAATGATCTTGGGGAATCATGCAAAGCAATTGTCTGCTCAGGAGCATGAACTCTACCGTCTGTATATACTTCAAAGCCAAATAACCTACCCCAGTTTCATGAATAGTATTCGGTGATGTCCCAATGTTACACTGACCCTGAACATGCATATTTTCATTTTGAGCCACGGTAAAGAAACCTTCAGCGTGTGAAAAATCTCCACTTGCTAATGTATTATATCCTTCAGCATGGGAAACATTTCCTAACGCTTCCGTTTCTACTCCTTCCGCATGTGATGCTTCGCCAGTTGCTTTCGTCTCTATTCCTTCAGCATGGGCGGCCATTCCATCAGCTATTGTAGATTGACCAAATGCTTGACTATTATCAGCCATTGCTCCGTAAGGACCACCCGAGTTATTCTGAAGGGAAATAGAAAAATCTATAGCATTATTACCTAGAGGACCTTTATATGTTATATCTGTTCCGATAAATTGCCAACCAGTACCAGCACTTGAGGTTATTCTTTCTAACCCGGTTGGCTCGACACCACCAATCTCAACAACAGCGGGAACACCGTCATCTTTTTTTGTATATAACCTACCATCGTAAGTATTTATTGCTAATTCACCTAAGTCTATTTCAGTTAAGGTTGGTTTAGAATATGGATTGGCATCTCTTTTATGTAATATTTTGGTAGCCATTTTTTTCTCCTATTATATTTTGATAAGCATTTGTTGAACTCTATCGACGCACAGGAAATACCTAGGCCTAGGCCTAGGTATTTACCCACGAGTTTAATTTTAGATCTTTCAAAACATTTCCTTCGGGACCTATTTCTACCAAAGGAATACATACAGGGAGCATTCTTTGCCAGAAAAAACCACCTGGCTCATTAGGAATATAGTCCACCAAAAATAAATTATAATCTATTCCTGGTTTAGCAATTATAACACCTAAATCTGGAAATATCCCAGCGTTACAAGCCGATGAAATTCGATTATTTTTATATTTATCGAACCATTTATTAATAGGAACTAATGCTAACATGTCAGCATCTATATAAATTCCTCCGTATTTTTCTAGAATTTTTACTCTGAATATATTACAGAAAAAAGAGTATTCCGTACTATCGTTATACTCTTGGCGAAGATTAAATAAATCAATATCCTCATTTCCCCAAAACATATATTCGAAATCTGGATTCATATCCCGAACTGTTTGCATAGCCTGAATTATCTCTTTTGGAGCAGTATCTCCTACCCATATCTGATGGATAATTTTAGGGGTTTCTATACTTTTCACCTGAGCTTCCTTTAGTAAATGCCTATTTTATTTGATCAAATTCAACACGTAATACATGATGGATTATCTCTCCTTTAAACTTCGGCATAGTTATTTTATTCTTAGTATACTTGGTCCCATTTACTTCAACAATACTGGCTATATTCTCTTCATAAAACTCATCATTTACGAAGTGGGTTAATCGAACCTCACTTGCTTCCAATTGATCAACCCAATCATCATCTATATATGCATAAAGTGTTTGTGGCTTTTCCACTTCAACAATTATTGGACACTCTGGACAACTAGGACACGGAGGACAACTAGGGCATTTTACACCCTCTTCTTTTTCAACACATGCTTGAACATCTGGACACTTTGGACACTGAGGACAACTAGGGCAATTTATACCCTCTTCTTTTTCAACAATTATTGGACACGGAGGACAACTTATACCCTCTTCTTTTTCAACAATTATTGGACATGGAGGACAACTAGGACCCTCTTCTTTTTCAACAATTATTGGACACGGAGGACAACTAGGACAACTAGGGCATTTTATACCCTCTTCTTTTTCAACACCTGCTTGAACATCTGGACACTCTGGACACTCTGGACAACTAGGGCAACTTATACCCTCTTCTTTTTCAACACATGCTTGAACATCTGGACACTGAGGACATTCTGAAACCTTAATTCCATTATACTCTTCACATCCTATAAATATCAATGCACATAATACTAAAAAATATTTCATTATATACCTTACGTTAATTTTTAAACAACATGATAGTGGAGTAAGCTCGGGCCTACTCCACTATATCTAAATCAATTGATTCTATGCCTTGAATCTCAAAAGATTTTGGCACTTTCTTCCCACATATTTGAGAAGCTTCTGTTAACGAGCGCGCCTTCGCAAGAAGGATCGCAGTTTTACCTTTATCCGCACCGCCTGTAGCCAAGTATTCTACTAAAAACCACTTAGAATTATCAAATACTTCTGGGTGTTTTGTTCTGATAGGAATCCAATCCATAACTTTCATGCGCGTTCCTGTTCCTTCTATCTTAGTTTCGGCGCAGGCTAAATCTTCAGCAAATACTATTGTATCTTGAATTTGATCAGTATTAATCAAATATGCCTTTAGGTCAGATTGTGTTTCCTCTTCGTTTATTTCGGATTTATTATTTTCCATATTTTCCATTTCTTTTATTTCTTTTATTTCTTTTGTTTCTTTTGTTTCTTATGATAATTCATAACCTTCGTTTTCATATTCTTTATCTAATTCAAGCATTAGTGTTAATACGAATTGGGTTGAATGGACACTTTGTCCCAGCAAATTCATATATGCATTTGCTCTTTTAATTTTGTGCATAAGTTCTCCCTTATATTTAGAAGACTTTCCTTTTAATAATTTTTGAACACTCCGTAAAAAATACGGATCCATTTTTCTTTCGATTTCTGGCTTCATTGGTATCCTTCGCTTTCAATTATTAAGCGGCGGGGTGCTCTAAACCTACTGCCTAGATTAGGGAACATGCTTGTCCCATCCCGCCGAACTCGTATTAAGAGTTCATTATATTATTTTTGTTCTTGCTATTGATTGGCACATCCTACTGTATGAATCTACTGTACGATCTTTAGTGTTCCGCTATCATCCCAAAGTTGACCTTGGTTTAATCCGGCTGGGTTTGTAGGGAGATTACTAAAGTTAATTTCACTTGCATGAACAGTCAATGATCCCTGGACATTTAAATCGCCATTTTTATTATTAGCGGCATTTGGTTGGATATCAACATCTCCTTGAATTAATCCTCCTATTTTATCATATTTAGTCCCAGGACTAAAACTAATGTCATTCCATAATCTAGCTCCTACAAATTGTCCTCCTCCTGGAAGCATTCCATCAACAACCCACTGTCCTTGAGAACTACTCCAATATATTTTAGGAGTAATATTAGGATCTAAAGTTCCACCTGGATAATGTTGGGTGGTTATACCAGAATCTCCGGCTGAATCTCCTATAATATTAATAAATGAACCATTAATTGTTATATCTTTTGTTACAAATGGGCCAACAGAGATAGTTACCGAACTTGTAAAATTTACAGGGGCATCTGGATCTACACCACCTCCACCTCCACCACTTTGCGCCAGTGGTCTATTAGTTGCCACAGCATCATCATACCTGAAATCATGAGTGGTATTGCTCCAATAAAATCTAGGATAGATAACGCTTCCACCCGAACCATCGTCACTAAATTTAATCGTACCATCATTATTCGAATCATAACCTAATCGAATAACCCCAATAGTTCCCGTGCCTGTTACATTTAAATCTTCATCTATAACCACATTATCCGAGAATTGAACATCACTGGTAATCGTTCCCATATCTGCCGTAGGTATTTCCGCGACTCCCCCAACTGTTAAGTTAGTTCCAACATTAAGGTCACTAATTGTTGTTAGTGTTGTTATTGTTCCGCCAGCCGTACTTAATTTAGAGTCCAAGACTAATTGTAAATCTGACTGATTAGCTAATACTCCACCAATATTACCCCATACTGGAGATAAAGAACTTGAATCAACATATGCTATTTCTGAGCCCTGAACCTGCAAATAATAACCATCACTTCCTAATTTATTAGGAGGTGTATCTGTTAATCCATCAAAGGTAGTTGAACCGCCTCCACCCGGAGGCGCTATTCCATCGTGATAAACCTTATGCGGCACTCCATCCGCTTCTTTAATATAGAAACCACTTGTATTCGAATCCCAAAAGAAACTCGGCTCAGTGCTAATTTGATTCGCATCTTCAAACGAAATTATAGATTGTTGGTCGGAGTTTAATTTGATGTGTAAAGAATCTTTATAAAAGTTAAAAGGAGATTCTATAGTCGTAACAGATGTTGATCCTGTCCATAATGAACCCTTTTTAAAGTTTACAGTTGAATCTATACTATTCGGACTAAATTTATTAATAGTTGTTACTGGATTAGTAAATGTTGCGTCATCCTCAACATCTAATCGGCCATGGATAACAGCATTAGAACTTAAATCCATAGTTATTCCATCTATAACCCCATGAACCTCTGTTCTTCCAGTTACTACTAGATCTCCGTCGATGGTTCCACCAAGTACATCTAGTTTGGTGCTTAACCCACTTTGCAAATTAGCTTTGGTCGCTAAGTCTGTTCCTAGAATTCCTTGTATTTTATCAGCATCAAGACCCGAACCCATACCATCATTACCAGCATGCCATACTTCCTGCAGGCTAGCAGCATTAGTAGTAATATAAAATTTACCTCCTTGCCAAGTGATAGCTGGTTTATTAATAGGATTTGTATCTTTAAAATTAATGGTGCTCGTTCCCGCTTGATCACCCCCAACAGTTAGTGATTTATCAATAGTTATTCCTTGTTTAAAATGAGCCCAACCATTATTTACAAAAGAAACGTCTATTGTTGGGTTAGCTCCTTCTATAAGAACATCACCGTTAATAATTCCCCCAGTTTTGTCATATTTAGAATCAATATTTGCATCACTATATGCTTTGGTTATCAGTGTTTCTGGTAATATTCCTGGACCGCTTAAAAAGTCGGTTGTCATTTCTGGTGCAACGACCATACCATCCTTGGTTATTTCTAAAGCATTTTTTCTAAGATTCGCTGAAGTTCCACAACCAAATTCAACTATATTATCAAGAGACTCTCCTTTATTATACGAGCCAGCAGCGAATGAATAATAAGCAGGAGCTAATGTATAATGACCAAATGCTGTTGAGCTCCAACCACTTGCTGTTGTCCTATATCCACCAGTTAATGCATATGTTCCAGTTGCTCCCCAAGTATTTATTAAATTAACATTATCTGGGGAAGCCGTTAAGTCAATAGCTTCTCTACCAATTAATCCATAATTTCTGGGATTACGCCCGAGTACTCTCCATCCTGTTTTCTCAAAACCATTAACATCTATCTGAGTAATTTTTTCAAGTTCTGACTCTATTCTAGAACTCTCATTGATATCAACATAGTTGTCCGTCATTAATAGAAATTGTCCTATAGTGGTAAACTCATCAATACCAGCATCACCAACAATTTGAATTATCATTGGCGTTGGGTTATTATCAAAAGGATCACCATCTATGTCGTTAATTTGCACAGTTGATTCCATCGGAACTTGATTAATTCCTTTTGATTCTAAATCATCAAATATATATAAGGGATTACGTTTCATATTTTCTCCTAAGTTTTGCTTTATTTTTTACTAAGCTTTATGTTTCTTTGTTGAGACAGGAAAGGTGAGCGGGAAAATTCCCGCTCACCTTAAGGTTTGCTCTAAAGTAGCAATTGCTCAAAAGGAGCAAAGCTATCCAGATAGCTTCTAAAATAATCTTTATTAGATAACTATACTACTGTTCCCATAGCATCAACCCATACATTAGCACCAGAAGTATTATCTGAACATATGATTAATTTAGTTAAATCAGTATCAAAATATTGAACACCAACTTCTGGATCAATAGGTCTAGAGGTAGTTGAACCATTCTTAGATGTTTGTACAATAGCAAACTCACCACCAAATTTAACTGTTACTGTTCCTTCAAATTGAGTATTACCAGTAATTACTCCACCAGTTTTATCAAACTTAGTATCTGGATCAAAATTTTCTGCGTGCCATAATGTATATGATTCAGGCGCAGCGTTCGCATAGGACACTCTGAATTCATCGTTATCGTGGCTCCAGAAGATGGCAGGCTCTTCTTTACCAGGTGTTTGATTACCATTTTCGAAATATAAGGTTGAACTACCTGTATAACCACTAGCACCAATGGTTAATGTTTCCTCAACATTAAGGTGAGTTTTAAATACGGATCGAGGGGAATTCAATTCAATGTATGGTGTTCTATTAACATCAGTAATAACTAATGATTGTTTAATTTCAGCTGTTCCATCAACATTAAGAACTAAATGGCTATCTTTACCATTAGTATCATCAATATCATTAGAGACCCATAAAGAATCATCATTGTCTATACCACG